GCAGTACCAACACGTTGAGCAGTCTTAAGAATACGCTCTGCTTCAAAAGTTAGAGTTGTTGGAACAATAAGTTTATTTGGTAGAACAGCGATACGCAGACCACGATCATCCTTAAAGTTAGCAATGTCGATGTAAGCTTGTTCTAGTGATGCTTCGCTAAGGTCAGCATAGGTAGTTGGACGATTTGACCAAGTACCACCTGAAACGTTAACGTGAGCATTAGAAATAAGTTCTACACCATCACCACCAACATATGAACTTGAGAAAGCGTTGTTCAGTACGTTAGCACCAATAACTTCCTTAGTTTGACGAACTGAGAAAGCAAGACCTTGAGCACGACGCTTACCAACTACATCGTATTGATCGTCATCAAAGATTTCACGAGTAATAATGAAACCTAGTGAATAGACGATGTGGTTGTAACGAGTCGTAAAACCTTGGCGGGCAGAATCATAAGAAACTGGTTGGCCTTCTGGCTTGACCTGAAGCAGACCATAACCAGAGATACCAACGTCTTCTTCATACTGACGACTTGAAGTTTCCTTATCAAAGATGTGTTCCCACTCAACTGGATATTGAGCGTACTCATCGCCGTACCACTTATTAATACCGGGCCAAAGCGATTTTGCCCATTGTGAAGATGTTTGAATAGCCATTATTTATTCTCCTATGTTAGATTATGGGGTACCAGCAACGCCAGTACCGGCATTGAGGATATGGTTGTTAATTTTTGCAGTAACAACGGTGCCAGAAGTAGCACCTGTACCATCATTATCAGGAGCATCAATAATGTCTAGGATACGTAGTGGAGCGGTAGCTGCATTAGTACCAGCATTTAGATATGCTGAGTTAACCTTCATAGTTGAACGGCCTGCTGAACCTGTACCAACAGTGATTTGTGAATTTAGACCAAGATTGGCTACAGTAACAGTACCATCACAAGGAATCATAAAGATAAGATTTGGATCATCTGCTACATAAACAATATCACCTGAAGTAATAGGTGCAGTTGTACCAGTTGGGGTGTCTAGTACAGGACTAGAACCAGAACGATTTGAAGAAACCATCTTACCAATTACAACACCAGTAAGTGCTTCATTCGTTGTATTTGCCGCTGAAACAACTTGCTTAAGGTTGATTGGGTTGTTTCCTACAGATACTTGGGTAACAGAACCATTTAGTTTTACAAAGTCACCGGGATACAGATTACCACCTGCAACATAACGGTGAAGAATGCCATCAAGGCCATCTGCGAACGAACCAATTGGAGTGGCTCCGCCTAGATAATTTGCCATATTTTAAAACCTCCGTATAAAATTAAAAATTAGCACAGAGGTCAAGAAGTGAAACGATTTATTCACGAGTAATTTGAAATTTCGCGTTAGAAATGCCGTCTTTAAATTCTTGAGCTTGTGCGTTTAAAGACGATACTTTTTCAGCAGTAATTCTATCTTTTGCTTTGCGATCTTCTTCCCACCACTCACGCTTAATTCGCATGAGGTATCCAACATCACCATTTCCTACATCAACTGTACGTGGTGTGCCTTCTTCTGTAGGACGAGACACGCGGCGATCACCGATAGTAACGTCTTTATCATCAACGATTTCCCAACCTTGATCTTGGAGATCAGCGATTCGGCCATCTTTATCAGTTGCGATGTAATACTCGTAGTTGGGATCTTTCCCTCTTACTGTCATTTTTGAACGAGGTCCATCGACAGGTGCCCGACGGGGGCGATTAACAGCTTCTCTAGCCATGATTAGTTTCCTTTTCCTTTTGCAAGTGCTTTAAGTTCCGCAATGTATTGTTCCTTAGTCATTACGCCACTACGCACAAATTTCTTCATTACTCGCTCGTCATCTTCTGAAAGAACAAAGTCATCATCTTCTTTCTTTTGTGATGTACGGGCAGAAGACCCTTCCACTGCGGAAGGACGATCTTTTCGCTCGTTTGTAAAATATTCCTTAAAGCGAACCTTAACTTGCTTTTCAACTTCCCGTAGAAGATCATTAGGATCAGTCCGTTCAGGATGTTCTTTTGCAAATTTAATACCAACAGCATCGGCATATGCACGAAGTTCTGTCTTTTTTTCGTCAACGTACCAAGCATTTTTTTCAACCCAAGAAACAAATGCTGGGTTTAGTTGTTGACTTGGTGGTGTGTTATTAACCGCCTTTTGCTCAATTTCTTGAGAACGAAGTTCAGCGATTTTTTCGTCTACTTCAATGAGTTTATCAGCATCTCCCTCTGCGAGAGCAGCTTTCTTTTCCTCCTTCAGAACAGCGTAGGCATCACGGAACGCTTGTTCCTTTACCTTAATGTGATGTTCTTGAAGAGCAGCGAGGGTTCTGCGAACTTCTTTAAGTTCTTTATTTTGATAATCAATCTTATCAAAAAGAGGTTTTCGTGCTACAAAAGTTTCAGCAGAAATAAAATCAGCTTCATCACCGTTCCACTCTTCCTTTGGTCGCCAGCCCATTTCAAGGGCACGTTGTTCAACCGCAGAATATTGTGGAGTTTGATTCTCACTAACGTTATCTTCTGTACCAGTACCACCTTCTAGATTCTCATCCATATCTTTATTCCTTTATAACACAAACAATGTCTTCATCTGAACAAATAAGGAATTCTTCCTCTCCGTTCTTTACTTTAGTACCGGCATATCGAGCATAGAGAACAAGATCTCCTTCTGCCGCCCATGGCGTACCGTCATCAAAAGCTTTCCAACAATTAGGACCAAGACGAATAATAGTGCCACGATTAACAGCATTTTTATCAATCTTCTTGCCGTCTAGTTCGGGGATTTCAAATCCCATTCGTCGAGCTACGGCATAAGCTTCATCTACTTCTTCAATAGCTACTGGCTTCAGTAGGAGTCTATGACCACAAGGAAAGTATTCCATTAATCATCTTCCTTGAATTCAGTAGCTAGGATATCATAACAAGCTCGGGCATAACCACAGAGATAACGATCTCCTTCAGGGTCTTTGCCAGCATCTTGTACAAGAAGTTCTTTCACTTCTTCGATCTTGTCTTCAATCTGATTAAAAAACTGCTTTGTCACCGGATCTTGTTTCCAGTTTACGAAATCTTCATAATTTACCAAATCTTATTTCTCCTTAGAAGTTTTTGGCTTTTCTTTTTGTTGCTGTAGTGCTTGATGATGCTTATCTTGTGAATGTGCTAAATCTTGCACGTGCTTTGCATGAGTGGCTTGAACGTCTTGCTTTGCTTTCTCAATATCTAGTTGCTGCTTAATAGCATCATATTGGAGTTGCATTTCCATACGTTGTTGCTCAAACTTCATGTTCATTGTTTTCTCTTGCTGATCAAGAGCAGCCTTTACTTGATCCATTTGCATCTTAGCTTGTGACTCTTGCATTTTAATTTGAGATTGAGCCTTCATTGCTTCGACTTTTGGATCAGGCGGTGGTTGTTGCTGTTCTGGAGGAATAATCAACTCTTGTGGATTAGTCTCATCTAGAGCATCAAGCCAACGCATCGTAACAGCCATTGGATTAACTGTACCAAGAGGAAGTAGTTGCATTAGTGCTTCTGCCTTAGCTAGTTTCTCTGTATTACTAGAAGCTGATGGATCAGCAGCGGGCATTAGATCATCTGGTGCAGCTTTGTAATCTTCTTGTTGAACTGGTTCATCCAGAATAGAAATATATTCTTGTGGATCTAGATAGTAACGATTTAGTTCATAAATCTTCTTTAGTTCTTTAGTCTGGGCACGATACACACGTTTATAAATAGCAGTGAACAGTTTCATACCTTGTTCAACTGTTTCTTTAGTTGTGTAAGCTGGAGTGTTTTGGCCCGGCATTTTACCCACAAAGATCTCAGCAATAGAAGCTAGTTCCTTACCAGACTGAATGAGAAGCCCTAGAAGCTGAAATAATACAGAAGATGGTTCGTTGGTAGGTAGTGGAACAATTTGCTTGCGTAGATCGTCTCCTATCGCGTTTACTTGTTTCCATTCTCCGGGTTGGAATCGTTGTTCCCCTTTGCGAATCTGTATGCCTTTACCAAGAAAGCCAGACTGAAGGTTACGAAGAGTACCAGCATCGACAAGTTGATTGATAATTGTATTAACGGATTCATTGATGGGTCCTAGTAAGTGGCCAAATCCTAGATCATAAAAAGAACCATCAGGGTTTGGTATAAACGGGAACTTTGTATAGTAATTATCAGGTTTGATATATGTAACATTACCATCTTCATCTGTTTCAATTCCATCTTCCTTAAAACGAGCAACAATACGTAAAACTTTACGTGAGTTATAATCTACAGTAACAATGTAAGGTTCAAAATAACCATCATCATCTAGATCAAGATAAGTATGTTGTTCTAGAATCTTATATGGTGTTGCACCATCTGCTTGAGAAGGTTCAAAGTCACGTCGTTCATTATCTGTATCAATTTGAACAACTGGATCACCCAGATCTACTTTACTATAAATCTTCTTTAGTTGCTTTTCTTTAATTTCATTACGATTAAAGTAAAGAACTTCCGTAACACGGTAAGCATCTTCAAGAGATTTAGTCCAGTAGTTAACGACCAAATTTTGAGGAAATACCAAACAAGATTTATTACGTTTACGACTAGAGTCATAATAAGTTTTCTTAAAAGCAATACCGACAATTGGAAGCATTAGGAGGAGTTTGTCTTGGTCCTCTTCCCAATCTTCCATTTGTACAGTAAGTTGGTAATCCATGTGGGAGGAAATTCTTTTC